TGGACATGAAGGTGCCGGTGATGACCTTCGTCAACACCCACCCGGACTTCGCGTGGCTGGTCACGTACATCGAGACGGTGCTGTCCACAGAGCTGTGGGGCACGATCACGGCTGCGACCACGGCCTATCAGTACCTGACGCTGTGCAACCGCTTCGCCGACGAGACGGTGGGCAATCGCCAGCACGTCATGTTCCAGTGCCACGACTTCTCGGCCCGCGGCATGATCGGTCGCCATGCCGGCGCCCTGACTGGCCTGGGCCACCTCGCCTCGTTCTCGGGCACGGACACCATCGCCGCCATCGACCTCGTGGAAGACTACTACAACGAGGACGCCTCGACCTACTTCATCGCCGGCTCCGTGCCCGCGTCGGAGCACAGCGTCACGTCCCTCGGCTCGTCTGTGGACGGCGAGTTCGAGACGATCCGTCGCTGGATCACCGAGTGCTACCCGACCGGCATCGTGTCCGTGGTGAGCGACACCTACGACTACTGGAAGGTCATCACCGAGTACCTGCCGGCCATGAAGGACGAAATCGTCGGTCGCAAGCCGAACGCCCTGGGGCTCGCCAAGGTCGTCGTGCGCCCGGACTCCGGTGACCCGGTGCGAATCATCGCCGGCTATCGCGAGGACGAGGTGTACCGCAACAACGGTCGCACCACCGTCAAGGCCCCGCAAGCCTTCCTGGAGTTCGACATCACCGAGGACGAGTTCAAGGGCTCCATCGCGGTGCTGGCCGAGAAGTTCGGCTACACGGTGAACGCCCTGGGCTACAAGGAACTGCCGCCTTACATCGGCCTGATCTATGGTGACTCCATCACCCTGGATCGTGCCCGGGAAATCTTCTCGCGACTCCAGCAGAAGGGCTTCGCGTCCAACAACGTGGTGTTCGGCGTCGGCTCGTACACCTACCAGCACGTCACCCGAGACACCCTCGGCATCGCCGTGAAGGCGACCTGGGCGATGGTGAACGGCCAAGAGAAGGAGCTGTTCAAAGACCCGAAGACGGACAACGGCACGAAGAAGAGCGCCCGTGGCCTGCTGCGTGTCGAGAACGAAGGCGGCAAGTTCGTCCTGTACGACCAGCAGACGGTCGAGCAGGAAGCGGAAGGCGTCCTCCGTGTGGTGTTCGAGGACGGTCACCTCCTGGTGGACGAGAAGTTCTCCACCATCCGCAACCGCGTGCACGACATCCCGGAGCCCGAAGAAGAAAAGGCTTGACAGCCTGACCTGATTCGCGTACAATGGCGAAAACAATCTGCACGAGCAAGGGCGTCTACTTCGACTTCGAACACCCGGAGAAGCATCCGTTCGACATCGAGGAAATCGCCCACGCTCTGAGCCTGCAATGCAGGTACACCGGCCACTGCCGTTGGCACTACAGCATCGCCCAGCACTCCGTGCTGGTCAGCTACCAAGTGCCGCATTACATGGCTCTCACGGGTCTGATGCATGACGCCAGTGAGGCTTACCTCGGGGACGTGTCCACGCACCTGAAGAGCCTACTGCCGGACTACAAGGTCATCGAGCGACGGACGGAGGGAGCCCTGGCGGCTTCCTTCAACCTGCTCTACCCGCTGCCGGAGGAAGTGAAGCTGGCCGATGGCCGGATGCTTCTGACGGAAGTCCGTGACCTGATCCCCAACCGCAATCAGGACTGGCCCGACTTCGAGCCCTACGACTTCGGCATCGCTCGCATGCAGCCGAACGAGGCGAAGGAGTTGTTCCTCAACCGCTACTACGAACTGACCAGATGACAGCAACTGAGCCGGCCAAGGTGCTGGACTACAAGACAGCACTCAACCTCCAGGGTGACGACGAACAATTCGATGGCCGTCGCTACGGCATGTTCAACCCGCGACTGATCGGCCTCCACGGCGCTGCACGCAGCGGCAAGGACACGGTGGGCCAGATGCTTGCGGACAGCTTCAACGTCGGCCGCATCTCGTTCGCCGAGCCCATCCGCAACGCCTTGCGTGGCATGCTGGGCCTGACGGATGAGCACTTCCACGGCAGCCTGAAGGAAGTCGTGATCCCCTGGCTGGGCAAGAGCCCACGCCAACTGATGCAGACGCTCGGCACAGAGTGGGGCCGTGGCCTCATCAACCCGGACATCTGGCTGCTGCTGGCCCAGCGTTCGGTAGACGACTACCAAGAGCAGGGACGCTCGGTCGTCATCACGGACGTGCGCTTCGAGAACGAGGCAGACCTCATCCGTGCCATGGGCGGTCAGGTGTGGCACATCCACCGCCCGAACGTCCAACAGGTGGCAGCTCACGCCAGTGAGAGCGGGATCGCTTTCCTGACGGGTGACCGTCGCATCGACAACAACAGCTCGCTCGAAGACCTCTGCGAAGAAGTCTGCGATGCGTTCCTGGAGTTCTGATGGCCGATAAGGCAATCATCTCCTACGACTGGCTCCTGTCCCGCAACGGCTTGAGTCGTGGTCAACGCGACGATCCGGTTGGCAACGGCCTGATCGTCCACCCTGTGGGATACCCGGAAGAACGCGTGCGTTTCACCACCGATGTGGTGAGCTACGACGAAACGACGGGCATCTACGAAACCCTCAACACCGTCTACGTGCCTGCCGGCCCGGAGGACGAAATTCCCAACCCTTGAGAAAAGGAATCACATGGAACTGCTCCTGAAGCTGTGGGCCATCGTCTTCCCGCCGTCCGTTTCGGGCGCCGTGGCAGGCATCGAGAAGGCCGTCAGCAACCTCGCCACCGTCGAGGCCCACCACGCCGCTGCCAAGCTGAAGCAAGACACCAAGGCGGTAGCTGCGGCTGCCAAGGCTGCGCTGCACAACGCCGAAGCCGAGGCTGCCGCCAAGGTCAAGGCCAACATCAAGGCCCTGCTGGGCAAGGTCTGAGCATGGACATCAAGGGAGTCCTGCAAGGATTCGCCAAGATCGGCCTGCCTCTGCTGGGCGCTGCACTGCCCGTCCCGGGCGGGGTTGCCATCGGCACAGCTCTCGCCGGCCTGATCGGTGCGGGTGACGGTGCGACTCCGGTGAAGCCGGAGGACATCCTCGCCAAGCTGACGCAAGACGCCGAGGCGCTGGAGAAGGCCAAGGAGTTCGAAGAGACGCACCAGGAGAAGCTCCTGAGCATCGCAGCCGACCAAGAGGGCCGCCTCTACGAGTCGGAAGTCGCTGACCGCAAGAGCGCCCGCGACATGCAAATCGCCACGCACAGCCGTGTGCCTGCGATCCTCACCGGCTTCCTGACCCTCTCGTTCGTGGGCGTCATCGCCCTGCGGGCCACCCACGTGTTCCTGCCGGGGTCGGACGAAGTGCTGAACCAGATGATCGGGCAGCTCGGCACGCTGACGGCTGCTGCCGTGGCCTACTGGCTGGGCACGACGCGTTCGAGCGCCAACAAGGACATCACCCTGGCGACCCAGGTCGCCAAGTAAGCCCATCCCGGGCTACAGAATTCGGGAGCTGGGAAGTTCCCGATTCACGCGCCACTGAGCGCATATCAACTCAAGGAAACTGAAGAAGCATGGCTTTCAAGCCCGCAAACGCCAACAGCCCCCGTGGCGATGGCGAACGCACCTACGGCCCCGTCGTGGCCCCTCGTGACGGCAGCCGCAAGGCCCGTGTGTCCCTCATCGTGGACATGGGTGTGCAGGAACGTGAAGACTTCGAAGACCCGGACACGGGCGAGAAGAAGCCCCAGAGGCCCATCCAGCAAGTCGCGGTCTTCGCCGACCTGACGGCGGACACGGTGGACTACGGCGGCACCGTCGGCAAGGCCCACTACCGGATGCTCTTGAACAAGAGCTTCATGGGCGTGATCCAGGGCGTGAGCTTCGCTGCCACCCCGCCGAAGGACGCCAAGGGCAACACGATCCAAGGCAAGCCGTGGGGTCTGCACCCGGCCAACCTCCTGTCGAAGCTGGCGAAGGCCACGGGCAACGACAGCGTGATCGAGAGCATGGACATCGAGCAACTGCTCAACGGTGCCTTCATGTGCCAAGTCGAGGTGAAGAAGACCCCGGACAAGAACGGCAAGAAGGACAAGGACGGCAACACCATCGTCTACACCAACGTGAACTTCAAGGGCGCCACCCTCGTGCCGAACCAAGAAGACAACGAAGGTAACGACATCGGCCCGATGCCCGTCCCCGAGCTGAAGACGCCGGCCCTGTGCATCACGTTCGATGAAGCCAAGAAGGAAGACATCAAGTTCATCCGCGCCGGCCTCATCAAGCAGATCAAGCTGGCGAAGAACTACGCCGGCTCGAAGATGGAAGCCGCCATCAAGGAGTACGAGGCCGAACAAGGCACCGGCTCTGACGATGGTGACTCCACGCCGGCTCCGGCTCCGAAGGCGGCTCCCAAGGCGACCACGCCGAAGAAGCCCGTGCCCCAGGACGACATGGACGACGACGTTCCGTTCTAAGCCCGCAAGGCAAGCGCCCGATGTCCGGAAGGGCATCGGGCCTTTTCCGTTTCAAGGAGAAAATCATGAGGATCAACCTCAACCCTCGGTTCGTCCCGCATCTGCGTCAGCGCTGGTTCGCATGGCACCCGGTGGAAACTGAATGCGGCACGCTGGTCTGGCTGGAGGAAATCTTCCGCGCCATCGACCGCAACGGCCGAGCCTACTACATGCTGAAGCGAATCTGATGAAGACCTGCCCTCGTTGTCAGGTTGAAAGACTGGCCAAAGGAGTCCAACATGCGTAAAGGACGAGTGATCGTGGATGGAGACATTTTGGCGTACAGGGCAGCGGCTGCCAACACCCGACGCTTCGTCAAGGTCACCCACAAGGAGACGGCCGAGAGCCTTGAGTTCGACACGTTGACGAAGTTCCGCGAGTGGGCTGGCTCCCGAGCTGACCAGTACGAGGTGGTGCCCGACCAAGTGGCGGAGGACATCCAGTTCGCCTACGCCAGCATGAACCGCAGCCTGGAGCACATCGTGGAGATGGCAGGCTGCACCGAGTACCACATCGTCGTGTCGGGCGACAACAACTTCCGACTCGACCTCCCGCTGCCCTCCCGCTACAAGTCCAACCGTGAAGGCGGACAGCGGCCTCCGCAGCTCCTGGACTGCAAGCAGTACCTGATCCACCGCAAGGGCGCAGAGGTGAGCGATGGCGTGGAAGCAGACGACGTGCTGTGTGCCTACGCCTACGCTGGCCTGATCGAAGAGAAAGCCCAACGCAAGGCGGGAGTTGCCGAAGAGGACATCTTCATCACCGTCCAGAACTCCATCGACAAGGACGCCAAGCACGGCCCCTGGTGGCTGCTGGATCACACTACGATGCGTGAGCCGATGCTGATCGAGGGGTACGGTGGCCTGACGTGCACAGAGCGCGATACGGGCCGCAAGACGGTCAAAGGCACCCCTGTCATCGAGAAGATCATCAAGGGCCACGGACGGGCCTTCCTGTACTTCCAGATGGCCTTCGGCGATGCCATCGACGGCTACAAGCCCTGCGAGCTGGCGAAGGTCAAGTTCGGAGAGGTGGGAGGCTACGAGCTGCTCAAGCACGCGAAGAATGACAAGGAAGCTCTCGAAGCACTTGTCACGCGGTACAAGCTCTGGTATCCTTCGGCTGTCACCTATCGTGCCTGGGACGATTCCCTGCACACGAAGGACTGGCTACAACTCATGCAGCTCTATGCCGACTGCGCCTTCATGCGGCGTTGGCCCGGCGACCGTCTCGACATCCCCAAGCTTCTGGACAAGCTCGGGGTCAACTACAAGGATTCCGAATGAGCATCAAGCTCCCCAAGAACTTCTCGTTCAACCACGTCAACTTCCCGGGTGACGAACGCACCGTCCGTTGGGACAACAAAAGCGAAACCTACCTCGAAGAAGGCGGCAAGTGGACGCTGAAGCAAGCGGAAGGTTTCGTCAACGGCGATAACCCGTTGTGGATCAACGTCAAACCTGTGCTGCCCGAGGGCAAGTTCGCCTTCAACCACAGGGACGGTGATCTTTACTTCGGTGAAGTGAAGGGCGACAAGCTGCACGTCACGTGGCTCAATAAGCCCGGTGGCGTCGAAGGATGTGAATACGCCTTGGATGGCGGCTGGAGCAGCGCCTACGACAACTTCATGTCCGGCACCTGGGTGCTCAACGACTTCGCCAACGGCTTCAAGGTCAGCGGCACGCCAGCCGAGGCCGTGCACGAACGCCTGCGCACCATCGCTCGCGGCATGAGCTACGGCGAAGACCTGAGCGAGGCAGCCGCCAAGCACCTCCTGTTCGAGCTGGCCGACAAACTGGAACACGGCACGGCCCACCAGCCAGCTCCGCTCAACCGCCTGCTGCTGGCCGCCGTCGAACACTCGTACGACGTGACGTTCCTGACCAACGGCAAGATCATGCTGTCGGGCGTCCGCTCGGGCTCTCGCTGTGTCGATCTGGGTAGCATCGAGCTGGCGAACCAGTGGTTCGACCTCAAGGCCCAACTGGATGCCCTCGAAAGCGCGTAAGCACCTCCAGCCGTGGGAAGCCTACCCGAGCTTGT